TAGATCCTGTCTTAATTTATTTAACTTTCTACGTGCTCTTTCTAGCTGCTTTTCATCTGTAATGGAGTCAAATGCATCATTTGTTTTCTTTGTTTCAATAAAATCGTAACCAAGTCCTACAATATTTGCAACCTTAGCATTAATTGCTGCATAGTTGTATGTAGAAATTTCATAAACTTTTGATAAATATTCAAGGTTATATGGAGGCTCAATAAGATCAAACATTGCATAACCAGTAATTGCTTGTGCCAAAAGATTTTGTTGTGTCTTAGCACCTTCTTGACCAGTAAGAGCTTTTGAAAAATCTCTATTTACTTTTCTTCTAAATGAGGCCCCAAGTCCTTTTACCTTTTTTAATTCATCTAGGCCTACAGCAAATGGATCAGAAGTAACTTCCTCTTTTTTAAAAGAGAACCAGTCTGATGTGTTTGTTATATCAATTATATTTTGGTTATTGTCGTCTTCTTCAATAGAGATCATTTCTTGCCCCACTTTTTCATTTCATCTTTATAGTTGCCAATATCCAATGGATCTGGAACTAGGCCCCACTCAAGTCTTTGCTTTTGATGCTCAAACTCTTCGTCATCAATCTTTCTTCTTCCTGACAAAAATTTTGGCTGACCGTCGTGAATACCGTAAGATCTAACTTCTCTAGCTAAGGCATCTATGCGGGACCTGTTTCCCTTTTTAGATGTTATTGATAAGAAGTTCCCATCGTCGTCGCCTATCCATCTTCCATCAGGCATCTCCCAGACATATATGCCTAGTGTGCTCTCTTCGTCAAGAACTTTTGTACTTAATTTGTTAAGGTCCATAGGATATCATTCTACCATCTTATATGACCAAAGTCCATATTTTGGTACAAGAATGTGACAAATTATATTGTTGAAAACACAACCCAGTCATTATTATAGTATTCAGGAGCCGATTCTGTAATCGTAAGTGACGTATCTTCTGATCTAACCCCTGGCCTTTCAATATAAAGATTAAAATGGCCTAAAGCTTTAGACACGGTCAGTTCTGTTTGATATACTGCTATACAGTTATAAAGATTTGACGGTCCAGAGCTATTAAAAGAAATATCCCCAGAAACGGGATTTGAAAATACTAATACAATATGACTCATATTGTCAACATTTAATAGATTAGATATATTTGTTTGTGCTGTTTTATCTACTCCATTTATGTATATTTTTGATATATTAGTTTTAGATATTGCCCCAGAACCGTTCCAAGATAGGTTAGAAGCCGCATATGACCCGTTTGCGACAGTTGATATTAATGTTGTAGCAGATAGTGCAGAAGGTGTTAAAAACATCTCTATTGACCTTACAGCCTCATCTACGGGTATTTTAAAACCTCCCGTGGAAGAAGTTTTTAAGCCATTAGTTAAATGTCTTGAAAGTACTGGGAAATTAAAAGACCCTAAATCATATTCTTTATCTGAAGTTATTTTAAATCCATAGTTATCAGCGTAAACATCTTTACTAGCGTAAAATCTAATTCTAAATAAAGATAACTTTGGTAGATATTTAGATGCGTCAGATGTTGACATTGTAATTTTAATATAAAGTGGTCCTGGGGTTATTGCTGATTCTTTGGTATATCCTGGAACAGCTGCTCCGTTCACACATGGACTATAGGTAATTCCATCTGAGCTTACCTCTACAGATATACCATTGTTGCCACGCCATTCTATTTTAGACGAAGATATTGGTAGCTGTAGGGGAACCATTAATATATCATTAATGATAAATTCTTTTGTTTGAGCGTCGTCTGTTCTATAAAATGAAATATAGTTTTGCTCATTATTATAATATACATCTTCTGTAATTAATTTTCTAAATTTATTTTCAGTATATTCATATTTAAAAAGGACATCCATATTTTCATCATTTAATGTAAATAGCTTACCCCCATCTGGCTTTACTACGTGAAGAGGATTTATGCTTGAAGATCCGTTTTTAAAATGATCAAGGCATTGAATTAGATTTAATCCATACCTATAAATAGCTGGTGCGTCTGCTATAAAGTAGTCTGTAGAAATTGTTGTGGGGCCTAATGATGGAGAGAACGAGCTATTAGTAAATTTAAAATCCTCTAATGTTTTTGAAGCAACTGGGTACCCGTCAACATATAAAGTCATTGAAGAGGTAGAGTATACTCCAATTAAATGAACTGCTTTGTCTAAATAATTTAGTGTATAGTATAACTCTTCATTTTGAAGTTTAAATACAATTGATCCTTTTTCATAGTAAAGACCTATTCCATTTGAATTATCTGCAAAAATAATTGTTCTTGAGGATGAGGATATCTTAGGATACACCCAGACTTCAATAGAAAAATCATTGTCTGAAGATCCTGATTTTGCCATACCTCCGCCTACCGATACTCCATAATAATTTTTATTTACATTAAAATTAACATAAGAAGTATTTGTAATCTTTGTTCCTACAGATCCACCAGAAACTAAAGGCAGTATATCTTGAGATATTGCTCCTACGTAAGTCCCATTATTTTGGCATCCAGAGTAATCGACAGCAGTGGTTCCAGAGGTTTCATCTAGATGCCAGAAACCTACTGGATTGTCTTTAATTACTTTTAGCTGATAGGACATATTTAATATTATATACCATTATTTATCTTGTAAAGAAAAACAACGGAATCATATACTTGGTTCCAGAAGTAGTAGGTTTTGGATCATGTAAACATCCAACTGATGGGAAAACTACTGCGCTGCCTGCCTCTGGCTTGATTGATATGCCATGGTCTGGGAACTCACTTTCTCCTCCTTCATATTCGTCATTTAAATAGATTACCATTGAAACAGAAGACTTGTCATCTGCGCCGTACCCAGAATCAACATGAGGGCCCATATATACGCCAACATCGTATTTATTTATTCCAAAATAAACTGGTAGATATCCTAGATCCATATCGTGATCTTTTGCATATTCTTCTGCCATAGTCAAAGCAAGATATGACACCATTGAGCAAACTTTTGAGTTATGTCTGTCTACGTCATTGTTGTTTGCAAATAGATTTAGATATGCTCTCTTAACTTTTCCATAAATTACATCTGGACTTGAATGAGGTGTCCAAGTTTCCCATTTAGATATTTGAGACCCAAAAGACTGATTAGAGTCCATGTCTTCAATTTCTTTTATTAATTCATTAACATTAGGAATAATGTTAGTGTAGTAATATATGTCTGGGTGTAGGACTTGTTTATTCATACTTACCCTTATATTGTGGAATCAAACCTTTCTTAGTGTTTTCTTCCCACTCTTTATAGGTTTCTTCTTGCTCTGCTCTAGTCTGCTTTAATTCGGCTTCCCATTCTGCAATTTGTTCTGGTGTGTATACAGCGTCTGCGTTATCCCAAAAAGAACCTACAGTATATCTTTCGCCATTTTTAACTGTTGTTACCTCATGCTCATTTCCATGACCACCCTTAAAAAATGCTAGTCTTCCTGGCTTTGCTTTTATTGTAATCTCATGATGTTTAAAGTTTAAAAATCCACCATCAAAATTATCATTTAAATACAAAAATCCAGCATACTTACTTTTATAAAAAGCGGAAGGGCTACCGTCTTCATGAGTATTATCTGAGTGGAATCCAGCAAATGCTCCTTCTACCCACTTTTGAGCGTGATAACTTACCTCGGACAACTCCCTACCAAAACACTCTTCTCCAGCCTTTTTAATTTTTTCTTTTAATTGTGAAAAGTAATCTCTTGGTAATCCAAATAAAAGAAGGTTGTCATCGTATGGCCAATATCCCATCGCAAAAGATCGATAAAATGAAATTTGATTCCAGTCTAGGTAGCCAGCTTCAACTATCTTATCAAGATAAGCTATGATAGCCTTGCACTCTTGATCAGTAATTAGATTGTCTACTACAAATACATCATCTTTTAAAGATACAATTTCCATTAGCATTCAGTCTTTTCTTTTTCAGCAAGATAGTCCATATGAATATCAATCTCTTCTTTAGTTGGCTCTACCTTTACTCCATTTCTAAATACAAGGTTTCCACCATAAATATCTGCGTCTACTCTTTTCTTTTCCATCTCTAACCACTTTATGGCTCCATACTCTATTTGATTAGCAAGCCATTCTGGTGAACCTGGATATGGATAGATCATAAAGTTTCTGATTAGGTACTTGTTGCCTTTAGTTGCTGTTCTTACTCCATGATAATATGGTTCTCCAGAAGGGAATACCATAATATCTCCAGCTTCTGGCTTATAGGCTGGAACAAATTCTCCATCTACATAGAACTCAATTTCTCCACCTTCGTAATCATCGTTTATGTAAACTGTGCATGTTAAGAAAAACTGTCTACCAGGCATGTCTTTTTCGCTTTGCTTAAAGTCTGTATGATATTGCATAGTTAGATTATTTTTTAAGGTATCTACGTTTGTATCATATTTACAAAATGAAGAAGATCCAAGCTCGCACTTTTCTGGCAACTCTACATTATATTTTGCAATATAGTCTTTTATTGCAACATTATATGCATCATAAACAGTTTCTGCTGCCCAGTATTCCTTATCAAATGTTTCATTTTTACCCAGTTGATCTTGAACTGCACCTTTAAATTTTGTACTAGCGTATGTACCAAAAGCACTCCATCTAGTCCATTCATTAAAATAATGCTCTCCAGTACCATTTTCAGTTGATTTAATAACTTCAAAAATTTCTTTGTGGTCTGGCAGCAATCCCTTATATACCTCTATTCTAGGGTATAAAGTTTTTGTTGTGTAGTCTGGCATTATTTGTTCCTTCCTAATTTTGTAATCGTCCAAAACCAAGGGGATGTATATCTTACTCCACTTGTAATTACATCTACTCCATGAATATAATTTAAGTCTCCTGGGAAAAAGTAAGCAGCTTTTTTCTTAGGTCTAATTGCAACATCTTGTTTTGGAAAATGTAGTCTGCCACCTTCGTAATCATCATTTAAATAAAATATTGTTCCAAGGTCATACCATGGGAAGTTTCCAGGCTTTCCAGCATCAGGACCTTCATGCAACTCTTTATCTGCATGTGGCCACTGCATAGATCCTACTGGCCATCTTACTAAACATGGCCCTGTTGGCAAAACTTCTACATCAAAATGATCCTCAATAATTGGTCTAAGTCTTTCAATAATTTCTTCTAGCATAGTTACAACTTTTGGATCACCTTTTTCTAAAGATGCTTTTGTAGCTACACGATCTTTCCAAACGTTATGCTGATAGATAATAGTACCGTTTTCATTATAAACATCTTCTCCGCCATCCCAAATAGTATTATTCTTTGTATAGTTTAATAAATACTCACACTCTTCATCTGTTAAAAAATTCTCTACTTCAACAATATGTTCTTTACCTGAACCAAAATACCCAGATGGAGTTATTGATGTTCTATGATCTCTTACGTCTGATATACTCTTATGCATTTTTTCTCCTATTCATATTTTTTTGGAACCCAAGTTTCTCTTTTATAGACTCCACCTTCTATTGTTCTATAAATTGCTGTGTGCGCCTCATGCCTTTTTATCATTTCTTCTTCAGTAAAAAGGTTAAATTCAGATGTCCAAGTTTCTCTCTTATATGGGATAACCTGAACATATGGGGTTCCCTTTTTAATAATCCCAGTAAAACCCTCACGAATGAAAAACGGTATAAGACCTGGTGCCCCATACTTATCACTATCAATTATACCTGCTGTTGTTAAAAAAGGTAACTCAAAGTGATTTATAGGCTGAACCACAAGTGCGCTATATCCTTCTGGCAAAGTAAATCCCCAATTTGGATACCAATGATAACCAAATTTATAATACCCCTCTGGGTAATGGAACTCACCCATATGAGGCCTTATCTCACAAAATCCTTCAAACCCTAATTCAGGTTGAGCATAAACAACACCTTCATATTCAAACACGCTAATATCACAAGGAGTTGTAAACATATAGCCAGAAGTAAATATATCATGTAAAGCTGGGCAAGATTTAAATCCTGGACCTTTTTCGTTTTCTGGTGGCATCTTAATTGGTATACCATTTTCATCAGTCCAATATTTACTTGCATTCTTAAACCATTCTGGAGTTGTTTTTTTAGCAGGCTTAGGGACTGTGTCTTCTGTGTTATATGATCTATTAGAATTAAAAGTTATTTTCATTAAAATTTCTTTTCTACATTTAGTCTAATTGCCTTTACTTCGTGCTCTCCAAGCTTATTACCCATATAGTCAACAGCATCCCTATAGTAATCTGTCCATTCTCCAGCAGCATTAGCCTTTGCTGCTGCCTCCATAGCTCCCTCCATTGTAAGAGGAATTTCTCTTTCAATTGTAGGAGCCATATGACCTGGATACATATTTGCTGTTGAGTTATTTAACTCTGTCAAAGATATTGGCATTACTGCAATAAATGGTTCATTAGCTTTAATTGTTATTGGAGAAAATGGCTTTGTAATTTTCCATGCAACAGTTAGTGGACCTTCAAAAAAAGATGAACTTAATAATGTTGTTACTGCTTGAGCACCGTCAACAAATTGATTTGGCACAGGAAATGAAAGCAATGTATAGTTTGGATCAGTCCTAAATATTAAATCAGTTTCAAAATTAATTACTGCATGCCCTCTGCTTGTTTTACAATATTTTTCTCCTGCCAAAACTTTAACATTATCTGGATAAGTTGTTATCTGACCATCCCACATAAACGTAATATCTTCTGGAAAAGAAAGGCCCCATCCCAATTGATTGCTTAATGTAAGAGGAAAACATCTATATGCATGCTTTTCTGCAGTAGCGTCCATCCAATCACGTTTTGCAGAAAGAGGAGCTATGTTCGCTGAGTTATCAGAAACCTTATAGACATTTAAATTTATCATGAAGATCTCTGTTCTGCTGGTACAAACTTCTTTCCTTCTGTTATATGGTTGTACTCATAGCTTGCCTCTATTTCTCTATACAAAGGTGTATGAGGTGCTTCTTGATAATCCAACATTGTAACTACAGAATACTTTACCCCAGATTTTACTGGCATGGCTGCATGTGAATAGATAAATGATGATGGGAATAAATACAGGTCTCCAGCTTTTGGCTTTACATTAACTCCTAATTTATCAAAAAATAGTTCTCCGCCCTCATAGTCATCATTAATATATCCTACTGAAGATAGCACACACACATAGGAATAACCATGGTCTGAGTGTACCTGAAAATGTTGATCTTTTGCATATTTAATAAAATTAAAAGACTCCCAGTAATTTAATGGTGGGATCTGAAACATTTTCATGTAATCTTCTACTGCTGCTAGCTGCAAACCTTTTGCTTCTCTCCAAATTTGTCTTAATTCTATTTCGTCTTCAGTAAAATCTTCTGGATCTACATGTATGCCATTTCCTAACATTAAAGATCCGCCATTATTTTCTTTAATTTTAAAATCCCAAGCATCCCTATAATCTTTATTTAAGTTATCATATCCGACCTGAGCTAGGTTCCAATGCTTCTTTCCTTCTGTTTTTGAAAGAACAGCCTCTAGCCTTTCAGCAAATCTATATTCTTTTGGGAAAACATTGCGATAAACAATAATTCCAGGATATATGGTTTCAGCATTTGGTAACATTTTATCTCATTTCTTTTTATGCTTATTGTCTACATAATCATCATACTCTTTTGTATGAGCGTCATCGTTATAGTCTAGCATGGTAACAAAACAATATTTAATTCCAGATTCTACTGGAAGAGCAACATGCGAATAAATAAAAGATGACGGGAAGATTATTAAATCTCCAAACTTAGGCTGAATAAATACATCTAGTTTTGGAAATAATAATCCGCCACCAACATAGTCATCATTTGGATATCCAACTAAAGACACCGCACACTTATAAGACCATCCATCATCTGCATGCTCTTGAAAAAATTGATTTGGATAATATTTTATAATATTAGTCCATTCCCAAAAATCCATTTTAATTGAGTACATATTGCAAAAATCTTGTACTGGCTCATACTGAACATTATATATATCTTTATATAAGTCATGATCTTTACCCAAAGCAGACAATTTAAAGTCTTGGCAGTCTCTATAACTTAAATCTGTTTCTTCTAAAGAAACCTGCGATCTGTTCCAAACTGTCTCTTTATTTTCTATTACCTGCTCTATTCTAGAAACAAGATCAAGTTCTTTTTTAAATACCCCTGGATATCGCCAGATTCCTGGATATATTTGCTCTTTATTGTAAATCATATTGCTTATAATAACATTTAATTATTAATCAGTCAATGGTTTTATAGCACATCCATTATAGGCTAGCATTGACTCAGCAATAATCAAGCCCCAAGGTTCTCTGTATATTAAATATACGTCAGTCTTTTTAGGTAATGTTTTAGTATATTTTATTTAACTATGCTGAAGATCTCCGTTAAGAGAAATTAGA